TGGTGTAGCTCCTGGTGTTGGCGTAGCTCCTGGTGTTGGCGTAGCTCCTGGTGTTGGCGTAGCTCCCACCATTGATTTTGCTTTGTCAATTGCAGAATTAAATGTTGATGATATACGGTCCATCAATCCAGTGGAAGGCTGTGCCCCGCTTGAATCCGTTGTCCCACTTGAATCCGACATTCCTATGACAAGGATGGATTTAAATGATATCCTAACAAACGAGCCTTTATAGTGCGTATTTTAGGCCACCCATACCCGAAGCAATGTTTACCCAATTCAAACTTTCCACATAGATTGTAACATCATATTGGTAAAAACTATTCGAGGGTAATGGAAAGACATTCAGGTCAACTTGAAACAATTTAATTCGACTACTATTGATACTTCCGTCGGGTTGAGGTGTAGGGGACATAAGAGAAAACGGATACACAACCAACCCTGGATCGGGAATACCTGTCAAATACTTCCATGGAACGACTTCCGTAAAGTATTCGATCGGCTTCTCTTCTTGTAGCAAGTTTCCATCACCCAAAATTGATAGTGCTCGAAGAATCTGCCGTTGACCATTAAGAACCTGGACGCCTGTAGCAGAGGTAAGATTGTAACTGGGCGGCCAGCCACCTCCTGCTGGAATAAACGGTGTTTTCTCAGGATTGATCCAATTGGTAAAATTTGTTGCTTGATTGCGATAGAGCATCGAATCCGATCGCCGCGGAAGAATGATAAGGCGTTCAATTGGATTATGTGTATCCAATTCCACAAATTGACGCGAAATAAGCCCTGGAAAGGCATAGCTCGTTACTTGTCGTACCAGATATTGAAGATTCTCGGAAGAAAACTGTGATCGTTCATCATCTGTTACATAGACATAGGTCAATTGAATAGATGGATTAAGCGGCCAGGTGTTTAAGAGCGGACTGGGTGTTCCAATATCGGTTAAAAAATTATTAATGGTCACATCTGAAATATTGGCCACAGCCTGATAGTAGACATTTTGAGGCTGCAAACTGGATGGAGATGGAAAGTACTGATATCCTGGTGCAACCTGATTTCCATTGATATCCAGAACAGTATAGAGTTGGTTAATGGGACGAAGCGTTAGCTGAACCTCACATTCATGATACTGAAGTGATACAAGAGGGAGCGCCTCAAAGGTTGATTCAGCAAACCAGAATGGTAGAGGAACTTGAAGGCGGCGACCCTGAATGGACGGACGATTGGTATTGGGCGGAGTTGCTAGCAAACCGGCTGGGCCATTGTTATTATAGACCAGTGGATATCCTGTTCCCGTTGAGCCACCTCCATAAATACCTTTTGAAGGATCATTCAGCTCTGGTACATCCCCCACCAGGATTTGCCATTTCCGATAGCTACGATTATCCAAATCACATTGAGCCTTTGAAATCATATATGTACCATCAAACTCTTGGATTTTTTGACCTCCAATATAAAGCCCCACGCTTTGAATGATTTGGCATCCAATATACTCCGCCCATGCAAAATTGTATTGAGCCACACGCTGATTGGGGGCAGTACCAACAGGAAGCTGTAAATATTTACAATAAATGTCAGGTAGATCAAATGTAAAATAAATGTCGCGCACCAAATCGGCAATCCGCTGAAATTTATATCGAACCTGAACCGGCTGGTCATAAGACAAACTCTGTGGGCCATCCATCGAAAATGTTACGGATTCTTCAGCAAAATGCGCATATTTCTTATAAGTTTTATAAAAATAAGTAAAACTGGGATTACCACTTAATAGCACATTTTGTGCTCCGTATGCTACTAAGGAGAATAGACCACCTCCAGGCATCACTAGTGTTATTATAGTTAATCTATTTGCCCTTTAGACCTACAGATTAATATTCATGAAATAAGTAAAACCCATAGCATTAATATGATTTCGCCCACCATGTATCTGATAAATAGGGTGGTCGATCCATTAAGGATGAGGAATCCATTTTTGAAGAGGGGCCCTCATTTACCAATTGTTGAATTTCAGCATAGCACAGTGCATAACTAAAATAGTAGAGACGACTAATCATACCCTGTGCCGCACCAAATACATCAAACCCGTTCTGATCCACTGATTCAAGGGTTTTTGGCAGGGTAATACGTCGTTGGCTAAAGCACACGATATCCTGATAATTTTGGTATGGCGTGTATCCGTCAAATGAGTATTTTTTCGACAAATTACCGTTGATGTAAATTTCAAGTGCATTTTCTTGGCAGACAATCACCACATGCACCCATTTTCCAACAGGGATATTTTCCACTTCCACATAGTTGTTCCATGTCTTGTAGGTATTCATATACACGCGAAGAGTATTCGTATCAGAACGAAGATAAACACCGGGTCCTAACAAGGGAAATTGCGATGAATATCCTTTGTGGAAAATGTGTTGTAGACCATATTCTTGTCGAAATGTGGACGGATTCACATTTAAATAAAAGGAATAGCTAAATTCAATTCCACTTCGCTCATTTTCGGATAAATGAACCGGTTTTGAACCAGGAATATTTGGATTTTGTATGATTGTCTGTGATTTATCATTCATCACATAGGTATTGGGTAATAGCTCTGTTCGATTCATTAACATACGATTGTAGTAACTATAAATGACTTCCACGAAGACAAATGCAAGATAAATAACAATAACCAGTATTGCAGCATATATAATTTGCTGTACGGCACCGGGCGCCTCACCGGATCGTGACATATTGACATTAGGTCCAGATGGTGTTGAGAACATGGATCTCCTTTTAATTCATTGTATTATTTATTTGTGAATTAATTGGACGAAACCTTACTGGATACTGAGGGCTCAAAAAAGGAGGAAAACCATGCACCAAGAGAGAGAATGGGCTCAGGACCCGCCATATAATTGGTATGAACTGCCTCGGGGTTAAGCGCGCGATCATACATTGTGGTTGTTGATATCTTTCCTCCAAATCCGCCATGTCCCAATATGGTTGCACGATATCCGCTTGCATCCACCTTAAATGGTGCAGGTAACACACATGAACGAGATAACTTGCCATCCAGATATACATCCACTGTTCTTCCATTTACCGCCACCGTAAGATTGATCCAACGCTGCAGGTCCACTTCGGGTAAATCACATAGTGGTGTAGATTCGAGTAGACCTGAATCCATTTGAATGTCCGTAAACATCTTATTATATTGTTTGGTATGGAGTGTATCGCACGGTGTGCCATTTGGATCGTTATTCAAAAAGGATGTAGATTGTCTATCACAAGTTTGAAGGCGAACACGAAGAGACGCTTTTGTGGCACCGAGAGAAATACCAATGGTCTGAAAGGATGACCCTCCAATGCTAATAATATGCTTATGGCGATTTCGTCTAACACCCCAGTCGCTGATATATAACCAGGTAGAAATGGTAAATTCACCACCTTCAAACAGAGGTACTAATTTATCGGATCCCATGTTAATAGGGCCCGCGGAAGATGCATCCTGTGTTTTTGTAATGAGCGGGTAACTGTTCAATGTTCTCACTCCAAATAGGTATTGGTATAAGTAATACAATCCGATCAATCCCAGAAACAAAATAAGAATGGGAATGACTTGGGAGGCAGGAGATGAACTGTTATTGGCGCTCATGATTCTGACAAATACACGGATATTCTATCAAGAGAATTTAAGCATAGGGTGTGCTCCACTTAACCAAATTATTGATAGGAGGTTGTGTAACAGTATCACATGGAAAACCGGAAGGGCATTGAGCCAAAAATGATAAATTGGGTAGCGTAATATTAATCGGGTTGTCTTCCAAAATGACATTATTGGTATCAATATAGGTCGCCCGCTTTCGTTCCACTACTTCTGGGCTTAGTCGTGTACCATTCAAAATAACATGAATCACCGAACCATTTAATGTATCATATCCAACCGATAGAGGACTACTGATCACAACCGGATAATCATTTAGTCGATGAGAGGCTACAATTTGTTTATCATAAATGACATCGAATCGGCGGCCATCGCGTAAAATGGCAATAAATACCCATTTTTGTCTAGGAATGGGTGGAAGATCAATGATTTCGGTCTGTTTCACTGCACCGCGCTGTGTTCTAACTTGTAATCTTGTTGCCGGATTTTGATCGCCCATCGAAGAGGGCATAATTTCAAGGCGCCAGTTATTTTCAACTTGCAATAATGGGATATACTGATTTTGGTAATTCAATGTACGATTACCATTTTCCAATTTAAAAAAGCCCATCACCGTGGAGCTTGATGTCCCTAATATGGTCTTTTTAACAACATCTGCAAGGGCAATCTCTTTCTTTGCATGTAGTGGGGTCATTGTTGGAAGTACATCATTATTACCCGATGACGGATAGATCATATAAACAACAATATAGATCGTAAGAAGCAGTATAATGATGCCAAATATGATTTGAGTGATAATCGACATTCCCTATTGGTCGATTTGATTTTCTCTCCCCGTATGTTATGATGAAGGCGCAGATGTTCCAGGTATGATATTTTCAACTGATGTAGCAATCGATGATATACCTTTTTTTACAGAGTCAGGGAGAATAGATGATGTATAAGATGAAATTGCACTCATAGCAGCGGATGGATCCACCGCATCCTTAACACTATCAAGACAGGTAGATGAACCAGGAATCGGATCTGCCCCAAAGGTTCCAGCGGAAGTAAGAGCCGGCTTGGCCTCACGAATTTCAGGTGCGATTAAGGCACGATCCCAGATTTTAAGGTTACGAAGTTTAGCAACATTGATGGATCCTGCTACAATATCACCCCTTACATCCAGAAGAGGAGAACCATAGGACCGCGTTTTCATCAGACGCCCGTCAATGTAGACTTCAAATGCTTTATCCATAATAACGACTCCCAAACGAAAGGGACTCTGAACGGTTACATTAGGAATGATAATATTTTCCATGATGTGATTTTGATTTAATACAGAAACAATCATATCTGTGGTATCAGGTAATAGAGCAACAACAAAATTATAGTATTGAAGTACGCTTAATAGTGTCGTGCGATCGACTGTTGTGGATGCATTGGCATCAACTGGCATTCCACCACGACTGACTAAAATGCGGGGCTGATTGGTAAAATAGATTGGATTCTCAATAAAAATGTCAACAATAAAGGAGTAATCAAAGAATTTATTTCGAATGGGTGTTACTTCATTTTTAATCGTGTCTGAGTTTGTTTTCCAAAACAGTACACCCGTATCCATCCATGGTAGGGTAATGATACCGGAAGAACCAGGCTGTGAACGGAAAATGGGTGTAATGTATTTATCAACAAATAGCAATAGAATAATTATGATAATAATAATTGCTAACACGAACGCCAAAATGCGCTTAACAGAACTGCCTGAATCACCTGTCGTATTATAATAAGAACCCGTACTGGGTATCGTAGATGGGTATGAGGTAGAACCGGTATCCCTTGATGAAAACAAGCCTGTATTGCGTTGTCCTTGACTTCCTGATCCAGGCCAACCCAAATATTTGGAAATATTGATACCCGATGACTGATTGGCCATATCTCTGTTATTTATCCTTCTTTTATAAGATGGCAATGATACATGATTATAATTTATTTACAGCATAAATTACACCACCTACCACCGATAATATGACGCTTCCTGTCAGAAACCCCTTTACAAAAGAGGCATAATCTACTTCCTTCATGTCCTCTTTGGTCCATACAGGGGATCGATTTCTAGCGCCCACCTTTTCATAGTAGGAAAGTACCTCTTCAAGCGTCCATTCGGACTTTCCCAGCATTTTATTGACTTTATTGTGAATTTGAATCGTCCATTTAATGAGATCTGTTCTGGAATCCAGAAAGGTTGAAATGGGTTTTTCTTGTAAGTACTCTTTATAGTGCTCGCGACAGATCGAGCAAGGGAGTAGAAAGGCAAAGGATTCGTAAAACTCTTTGGCACATTTTTTATCGGTGTATGTTGGATTTTTTGGATATCCCAATGCAACAATATGAATGGTGTGCCAGAAAAAAGGGCCCCATACACTTGGTGGAAATTGCATTCTATTTATCCTCTATCATTTCTTTGATTCTTTTTTTCTCATCTGACCTTTCAGAAGGTCTAAAGACTTTGAGTATATATTCGATAAGAGAATCATAATATGATAACAAACCGGACACTTCATTGTACGAATTGCGGAATAAATGGACATTTATTTCGTAATTGTTTATCGCCTGTCACAAGCTATGGAGTAATCGCTGTTCGATATGCAAATGATGCAAATATCACATCACTTTATTCAAAATCTACTAATATTTCAAATGGGAATGACTCCATTCAGTTTCTATTGATTCAGCGCAAAGATTCGCTGGCATTTGTAGAATTCATAAGGGGGAAATACACACAATATGATAATTCGTATATTGGATCATTATTGACGCGTATGACACATAGCGAACAAGAACGAATCCGTACGAAGACCTTTCAGGAACTGTGGTATGATGTATGGGGGGAATCTTCCACTATTCGGTCGCATCGAAATGAGTATGAAACATCAGAGCGTCGATTTTCACAAATTAAGGATAAACTGCCACAGCTTCAATTAGAGTATCCCACCAAATGGACGGAGCCTGAATGGGGATTTCCAAAAGGGCGGCGGATTCCATATGAAACCGATCTGCATTGTGCGATTCGTGAATTTCAGGAGGAGACAGGACTGCATTCTCATGAATTTTCGATTCTTCAAAATGCAAATTGCATTTCGGAAACCTTTTTTGGCTCCAATCAGGTACATTACTGTCATAAATATTACATTGCTATTTGTAAACAATTCACGGAGGTTGAAATGAATATTGATAATTTTCACATGGCACGCGAGATTGGGGGGATTTGCTGGTGTTCTTTAGATGAAGCCACTTCAATGATTCGTCCGGATAATATAGAAAAACGGGAAATCTTGCTAAAAGCTGGGAAGATTATGAAGAATTTTCATCCCGTTCATACAAATGAGATGCCTCGAATATAGCACCGTTTGTAGTGCGGAGGAATGAAGATAAGGTTTTAAAAGCGTTTAGAAAGAAAATCAAATATAATTCTATAATTAGCAAGATGTTTGGAATCTCCAACAATTTATTACTCGAGAATGAAGATGAGGAGTCCTCTCCGAATCGTCCTCTTGCTAGTGAGGCGGCATCTGCGCCTATGGCAGCATCTATGGCAGCACCTGTGGTAGCACCTGTGGTAGCACCTATGGCAGCACCTATAGAGGCTGAAAATGAGCCAGCTCCTGAAAATGAGGAGGCCTCTGGAAATGAGGTAGCAGAAGCTCGTGCAGAATTAATGAAATTTAACAAAGAGACTCGGCTCAAATTCTGGAAAGCAATGCAACAGCAAAATGAACAAAATGATCCTGTTTTATATGATTTGTTAAAAGAAGAATTTGGAGATCTGGAGGAATCACCTGCATCTGCACCTGAAGCTGTTTCAAATGAGGAAGAATTTGAATTAAATAATCTAAATGAGGAAGAAAATGAGGAGGAAGTTGCAGATGAAGAGGAAGTAGAGGAAGTTTCAGATGCAGATGAGGACGCTATAGAGGAAGATGCAGATGAGGACGCTGTAGAGGAAGATGCAGATGAGGACGCTGTAGAGGAAGATGCAGATGAGGACGCTGTAGAGGAAGATGCAGATGAGGACGCTATAGAGGAAGATGCAGATGAAGAGGAAGAGGAGGCATATCCAGATGCAATTGTAAATGAGGAAGAGGAGGCATATCCAGATGCAATTGTAAATGAGGACGAAAAAGAGGCAGATGAAGATGAATTATTAGACAATGATGAATTTGTATTAAATGATGCAGACGAGGAACCTGCTGTGGAACAAGTACCAGTAGAACCAGTTATGGAACAACCTGCAGAAAATAATCAAGGATTGAAATCATTTCTTGCAGGTAAGTCACCTGAGCAATTGGAAATGATGTGGAGAATGAATCTGGATGAAGCAGATCGTGCATTAGTGCAGGCAGAGTTAGAAAAACGAGGACTACCTCTTCCTGCTATCAATAATAATAATAACAATAATAGCAATAACAATAATAACAATAATAATCCAACAGAGTTTGCCAGTCTATCGCCAGATGATCTTCTTGATCGCTGGGATACCGAAACTGATTTTACAGTACGCGATCAACTTGTCAAAGAACTCCAAACGCGCGGTATGTTCCCCTCCGTTGCCATGACCGAATGGGAATATCAAACAGGCGCCTATCCCGATCTCCTTGATCCCGCATTCTTAAAAAAGCTCCTTGCCAAACGAGAATTTGCTGAATCTCTACAGCATGAATGGCGCCCCTCTACTGATCCCTGTGCGGGAGATACCCTATTTGAAGTAACACCCGTTCAGCGATTCATTTCGAATTTTATGTCCCCCAAAACACCCTATATGTCTGCACTCTTGTTCCACGGCGTCGGCGTCGGTAAAACATGTGCCGCCGTTCAAATTACGGAGGCATGGCTCGAATATTATCCACAAAATGAAGTCTATTTAATCGCTCCACCTACGATTCGTGAAGGATTTTACCGAACCATTTTTGATAGCAAGAAGATCATTTTCGGAGAAGGTGCCGAGCCCAATTCCGCTTCTCAATGCACGGGAACAACCTATATGAAACTGACAAATACCCTTTATGAGCGTGACATTGCCAAAATCGAGAGAGCCGTCAAGAAGCTCATTAATAAGCGCTACAAAGTGTTTGGATATGTATCCTTTGCCAAGTTTATTGAAGAGACCATTAGCGGTATTCCTACCACTCTTTCCAAAAAGCGCCAGCGTGAAATTAAAATCAAGCGC